TGATTTGCTAGATGCAACAGGAGATGTAGTATCTAGTGCATTAGATAATGTTCCACCAAGTGATAACGCAAGTTCATTAACTACTGGTACATTACCTGTAGCTAGACTAGCTGATGGTTCTATTACAGGTACTAAAATATCTGATGGTTCTATTACAAATGCTAAACTTGATAATGATGCTAAAGTTGTAAAATCAGCTTCAGCACCATCTACTCCAAGTGAAGGAGATTTGTGGTATGATACAGGAGATGAAACATTAAAAATATATTCAAATACAGATAGTGCTTTTGTTAGAGTTGTTAAAGTTATACCAATAATAGAAAGTATTTCTGGTAGTATGTTTAATGCAACAGCAGGAAATTTAACTTTAAGTGGTTCAGGATTTTTAAGTTCTAATTTAGTAGTATCATTTACACCTAGTGGTGGTTCAGCATCTACTGTAACTGTTACACCTACTAATGATACAACTGCTACAGTTGCTGTTCCTAGTGCAATTTACAATCAATCAGTTAGTACAGTAATTTCAATTTCAGTTCAAAATTCTGATTTTAAAAATTCTAATTCTATAAATAAAACAGTTTCTGCATTACCAAGTGGAGGAACAATATCAAATTCTGGTGGTTATCGTATTCATACATTTACATCATCTGGAACATTTACTACATCAGATACATTAAATAATGTAGAATATTTAGTTCTTGCAGGTGGTGGTGGCGGAGGAAGTCGTCATGGCGGTGGAGGCGGTGGCGGAGGCTATCGTTGTTCTGTAGTTGGAGAAAATTCTGGTAAAAGTTCAAGTGCTGAAAGTAGGCAAACTATAAGTGCAGGTTCATATACTGTAACTGTTGGTGCAGGTGGTGCAGGAGGAATAGGAGATACAGGTTTAACTGGAGTTGGAAAAAGAGGAGGAAACTCATCTTTTAATGGAATTACATCTACTGGTGGCGGTGGAGGTATGAATGATGGCGACCCACAAACAGAAAAAGATGGTGGTTGTGGTGGTGGTGCTGATTATGGCACAGTTATTGGTATTGGTACAGCAGGTCAAGGTTATGATGGTGGAACAGGTGCTCAAGGCTCTCCTGGTTATCATGGCGGTGGCGGTGGAGGTACTGGTCAAGTCGGTGGTAATGGTGTTGGTAATACTTCTGGTTCAGGAGGAAATGGTACAGCATCATCTATAACTGGTTCATCTGTCACAAGAGGTGGCGGAGGTGCAGGAGGAGTTCATGTCTCTGGTACAGCAGGTTCGCCTGGCTCTGGTGGTGGAGGTGTAGGTTCAGCAGGTACTTCTGGTGCAACAAATGGAGGAACTAATCTTGGCGGAGGCGGTGGAGCTTTAGGAGATGGAAGCGGTAGTTCTGGCACAGCAGGTAGTGGTGGTTCTGGAATAGTAATAGTGAGGTATCAATTATAATGGCACATTTTGCAAAAGTTAAAGATGGAATAGTTACTAATGTAATAGTAGCTGAACAAGAATTTATAGATAACTTAATAGACCATGAAAGAGGAAAATGGGTACAAACTTCTTATAATACTCATGGTGGAGTTCATACTTTAGGTGGAACACCTTTAAGAAAAAATTATGCAGGTATTGGTTTTACTTATGACCAAGAAAAAGATGCGTTTATTCCACCAAAACCTTATCCATCATTTATTTTAAACGAAGATACTTGTCTTTGGGAAGCACCAGTTGCTAAACCTACAGATGGTCAAGAATATAAATGGAATGAAGAAACAACTTCTTGGGACTTAGATGAATAATGCCTAGAAAAAAGATTACACCAAAAGAATTTAGCGAAGTCGCTACTGGTGTAAGACTTTCATCACATGAGAAACTTTGTGCTGAACGAATGAACAACATTTTAAAATCTATAGATGAAATGAAAAAAGAAATTAAGTCGTTAAGACAAGATGTTTCTATGGGTAAAGGTGGACTAAAAGTTATCCTTGCACTTGGAACATTAATTGTTGGTATTATAGGGTTCTTTCAATTTAAATGAAATATTTATTAGTGCTGTATATGTGCAGCATGAATACTGGACAATGTCCTTCTCATACATACGCAGGTTATCAATTTAATAATCATTACGATTGCGTCATGAATGGATATGCAGTTGCTCAAACTACATTTAAACAATTAGAAGAAAATTTAGAATGGGACAAAGAATATATAAACGAAAACAAAATCGTTATTAAATTTGAATGCCGTGGGATTAAAGTGGAGAATATATAATGGGATTACCAATATTAAAATTATTAACGTTTGGTGTTAAAACAGCAGCAAACATTTATCAAACAAAAAAAGAAACAAAGCAACTTGAAGCAGTAGCAGAGAGAAACCATGTAGAAAGGATGGTCAAAGGTGAAGTCGAATATAAGAAAGCTATTATCGCTAGTAATGATAATGGTTGGAAAGATGAATTCGTCTTGGTTCTTATATCCATTCCTATTATTCTATTGGCTTATTCTGTTTTCTCTGACGACCCTGACATACGTGCTAAACTAGATATTTTCTTTGAGTATTTTTCTAATATGCCTTTTTGGTATCAGGGATTATTCATAGGAGTAGTTGGCTCAATTTATGGTCTTAAAGGTGTCGACTTAATGAAACGAAAATGAGAGATACTAAAATTTTAGAGTCTTATAAACAACACGCAGAAAAAAAATTAAAAGAAATGAATCTTACAAAATATCTTAAAAAAGAAGTTAATTATGGCGCTAATGGTACTCAGAAGTATGTAATTAAAAAAGGTATTAATAAAGGTAAGATTGCAGAATGAAAAAAGAACATAACACAATGTTAATAGGTCTATTAGGAACTATCTTGTTAGGATTATCTAGTTGGGCTTTGATGACTATTATTCAATTAGAGGTTCATATCGGTATGTTAACAGAAGAAATTATGTCAATAGATAAACAAATAGGAAGAATTTACAATCACATGGACAGATTAATGGAGAACAAATAAATGATTATATACGGAGAAACACCTACACAATGGAAAAACCATTTTGTAACTTGGATTAAAGATAACAAAAGAAAAGTTATAGCTTTTGTTGTTTGGTCAATAATATTACTAGCAATATAATGTCTGACAAGCCAAATTCGTTTGAAGCTAAAACTAAAGTTCTACCAAAACTTTTAGTAGATAAAGCATACGAGATGTTAACAAGTGGAGACAAGTTAACAGCTAGTGAATTAAAGGTTTGTTTAGATACTTGCAAAACTTATGGAGTGGAAGTAGATGAACAACCTAAGAACAGTATCACAGACGATTTACCATTTGACGAAAAATAACATTCGATGGATAGGATTTATTCTAGCTGCAATGTCAGTAGGAATATTATCTAGCACAATACTACGATTACAATGGTTTGGATGGTTTATAGGCGCAATATCTTGCTCTATATGGATTATAATATCTTTTAAGGACCAGGACAAACCAAGAACTCTTATGGAGTGTATGTATTTAGGTCTATCCGTCTACGCTTGTTATAATTGGTTTAATTATGAATAAAAAAACACCACAAATAGAGCCAAGTGTAAAAAACTTTAAAAATTTTTTATATCTTGCTTGGCAACACTTAAATCTTCCCAACCCAACACCTATACAATACGATATAGCAGATTATCTGCAAAATGGTTCTAAACGTATAGTAATAGAAGCTTTTAGAGGAGTAGGTAAATCTTGGATTACATCAGCTTTTGTATGTCATCAACTTTTACTTAACCCTCAAAGAAATATTCTAGTTGTATCTGCAAGTAAAAACAGAGCAGATGACTTTAGTACATTTACACAAAGACTTATAAGTGAAATGCCTTTGTTACATCATTTAAAACCTAGGGATGACCAACGTCATTCTAAAGTTTCTTTTGACGTAGCACCGGCTAGAGCGTCACACGCACCTTCAGTTAAATCTTTAGGTGTTACATCGCAATTGACTGGTTCACGTGCCGATTTAATTATCGCAGATGACGTGGAGTCAGCTAATAACTCTCAAACACAATTAATGAGGGACAGACTTGGTGAGACCGTAAAAGAATTTGACGCTATCATCAAACCTGAAGTAGGACGTATTGTATTCCTAGGTACACCTCAAACAGAAATGAGTTTGTACAATGACTTGGAAGAAAGAGGATTTCAAACAAGAGTATGGACGGCTTTATATCCTACACCAACGCAGCAGATTAATTTAGGTAGTAAACTAGCACCAACAATAACTGAAGCGTTAAAGAAAGATAAAAAGTTAGAAGGTAAACCTACAGACCCACAAAGATTTGATGAAGTAGACTTAATGGAACGTCAAGCTTCTTATGGTCGTAGTGGTTTTGCATTACAGTTTATGTTAGATACAACTCTAAGTGATTTAGAAAAATATCCACTTAAACTTAACGACTTAATTGTAGTATCTGGTTTATCTACATGGAAGGAAGCCCCTGCAAAGATACAATGGGCTTCTTCTACAGACCAAATTAAGAATATAGACAGTGAGCTGCCTAATGTCGGACTTAAAGGTGACTATTACGTTGCACCTATGTATATGTCCGAAGAATACGCACCATTTGAAGGTTCAGTTATGGCAATTGACCCTGCAGGACGTGGTGCTGACAGAACAGGTTTTGCTGTAGTTAAAATGCTTCACGGTATTTTATACGTAACAGCTTGTGGTGGACTTATAGGTGGTTATAGTGACAGTACGCTTGAAGAGCTTAGTACAATAGCTAAACACCAAAAGGTTAACTATGTAGTAATTGAGTCTAACTTTGGTGATGGAATGGCAACAGCCCTTCTAAAGCCCATAATGGCTCGTATACACCCTTGTTCAATCGAAGAGGTAAGACACTCAAAACAGAAAGAACTACGTATTATAGACACTCTAGAGCCTGTTATGAACCAACATAGACTGGTTGTTAGCCAAGAATTAATTAAGGATGACTTTAAGTTAGACCTAGACCACCAATTGTTTAAGCAAATGACTCGTATTACTAAAGACAAAGGTTCTATTAGGCATGATGACCAACTAGACGCTTTATCTATTGCAGTAAATTACTGGGTAGAGAGAATGGACAGAGACCAAGAGTTATCGTTTAATGAGCATAAAAATGATTTATTGCAAAAAGATTTAGATAGATTTATGGAAAATGCAGTTGGTAGAAAGCCAAGTAATTCAAGGTGGTTTAATTAGTACCCTTATTAGAA